CTCAAGGACGCGCCAGAGCGCGCCGCAGCGGCGTGGCCCGCCGTAGCGACCGTCGCCGAAGGTACGGGCCAGTTGCCGCTGCAGGCGCTGGAAGTGCTTGACGGCCGGCGCTTCCGCCACCAGCGTGCTGGCGTAGTTGGCATTCTCGGCGTTGCTGGTGAGCATGTACTCGGGCAAGACGAGGCGTGCGGCGACGGCGCGCAGCTCGGCCTGCAAGACGGCGACCAGGGAGTCGGCGGGGACCTTGGCGGCGGGGAACTCGTAGTCGGTCTGGTCGGGGACGTCGAGGATGGTGCCGGGCAAGTAGCGCTGCAGATAACGGGTATTGCCGCTGACGGGGTCGCCGACGGCGAGATCGGCCTGGCTCTGTTGCCAGGACTGCACGGCGCTGGCCGGGTACTGTTTGTGCTTGCGGATCAGCGCGAAGGTGGCCTGGACCTGCGCCAGGGTGGACATGTTCTGCAGCAGCTTGTCGGCGCGGAGGAGGTTGCGGCGGACGGGGATGAGAGTGGGGTAGCCACGTTTGGCGGAGCGGTCGACGTTGAGGCGGATGTGCACCACCTCGTCGGCGGGCACGCGGCTGGGCGACCAGCCGAGGGACGGGTCTTCGACGATCCAGAAGGCCTGGACGTCCTGGACGTCGTGCTCGGGGGTCTCGACGCCGAAGGAGAGGTGGGCCGACTGGTCGCCGGGACTCTTGACGTGCTCGGGTTCCACCGTCCGCACCGTGCAATTGCCGTTGCCGGTGGGGAAGAAGCGGAGGAAGGCTTCGCCGTCGCGGTCGGCGCGGCGGAGGATTTCCTGTTCCAGCTCGCCCCAGTCGGTGCGTTCCAGGAAGTCGTCGATTACCGCCTGCGCCTGGCGGCAAAGGCGCCACGCCTGGGGATCGTCGTCGTTAGCAGGTACAGCACGGTAACCGAAGCCAGTGCCGACCGTGTAGGAGACGCGGTTTTCCAGGGCGTTGAGGGCGAAGGGGTTGAAGGCGGCGAGCCAGCGGGAATAGTCGCGGAGGATCTTGAGTCCGTACTCGGTGATGTAGACGGGGAGCAGTTCGCCCTTCTGGCGGTTGTCGAGGTTGAAGGGCAGGTTTTCGCCGGCGAGGGGGAAGAAGAAGTCGGGTGTGTCGAAGAGAGGTTCGGCGGGGTTGACGAAGTCGTCGTACCAGTTGTACGCCGTCTCCAGCGTGCGTTGGCGGAGGAGGAGTTCCTGACGTTCGACTTGCTCGCGCAGCTCGGACAGGGACGGAACATGGCCGTTCGATTGCATGGCGGGATTCCGCGTCCCGCGGCCGGCGAGAAGTGCAGGGCACCCGGCGCGGAACAGTAAGAGGTGAAGTAAGCCCGTCCCTCGTGCGCTCGTTGGTGCGTGCGTGCAGAACCGAGGCGGATCAAGCCGCGTCGCCGGTCGGGTAGTTGAATTGTCCCTTGGCCTTCATTTCGAGCGTGTACTTGATCAGATCCTTGACCTCGGCGGTCATGGGCACGCCCTTGACGAGCGCGGTGCCAGACCACGACGGCGAACCGATGTCGTTCGTGTACAGGACGAACGAAACGATCTGGCCGTCTTGCAGATCCAGCGGCGAATCGTACGGATTGGCCCCGGCATCCCACCAGCCTTCGACCCGAACGTCGAGCTTGCTGAGACCGCCGATCTGGTCTTCGTAGCCCTGCCCTTCCATGTTCGAGGTGTCGAGCATCGCCCGTTCGGGGGTGGCCGTCCACTTCGAGTTGTACAAGACGGAGCTATTGATCCGGACCTTGCAGTTCTTTGCCGATAACGGCGTTCCCGCGGCCATGACGTCGCTCCCTTCAATCGCTAAAGCGCAGAGCGCCAATACGAATTGCTCGCTTGTCTCGGGCACTCCGCGCTTCGCGCTCTGCGCTCTGGCGAAGGGGAGTCGAGCGACGGTGACTACGAATCCGCCCCAAGGATCGTCACCTGGAAAGCCGCCGCGTTGGTACTGTCAAGGTTCGTTACCTCAATCTGATAGGCCGAGCCGGAGACGCCCGTGCCGTTGGCGCTTGGAGAAAGCCACGCCAACGCCTCGCCGTTGCCGAGCGTGATGGTCGGGTTGGTGCCGCCCAGGAAGCCCAGGAACGGATGCGACGGCGGCGTGGCATTAAGGGTCACGCCACTGCAGGCCGTGCCGTTGACGGAGTCGTCGGCCGTCGACAGCAACTGGAACAACAGGCCCTTGACCCGCACCAAGTTCACCGTCTGCCCAAGCACGTCCGTCAGGGACTGCAAGCTGATGGTCGTCGTGCCGCTGGCGGCGATCGCGAATATCTTGCTGGCGATCTCGTTGACCTGGCCGGCCGTCGTGGTGCCGGTCTTGAAGGCGATATTCTTCTTCGGATTGCCCTGTGCCGTGGTCGGCTGGTACTGGCTGCCCGGCGCCGCGCCTTGGGCCTGGTAGCTGATGCCGACGCTGAACGTCGCGGAGACGTTGCTAATGGCCATAAATACCTCAGTTAATGTTCAGTGGTGGGTGGCTAGTGGCCGGCGAACGAAGAAATCTGAAAGCAGAAATGAACCGGCAGCGGTTTCTCGTTTCTGCTTTCAAGTTCGATTGGCCGCTGGCCACGACTCACAATCCCCGCGGCTCGACGGTTTTGAAACGAAGGATTAGTCGCGAGCGGTCGTAATTGTCGGGAAGGGCGTTGCGGTCGAACGCCGCGTCGGCTTGCGTGTTGACGTCGATGACTTGGGGCACGCCGGCCAAGCTCGGCCCCTGGAACTGGCGACGAATTTGCTCGCGCCAGTTGAGCCAAACGTCCAGGTTGGCCGCGAAGTCCCGGTTGCCGGCCGCGTGGATGGCCACCTCGACCGGGTAGGTGACGAACACCAATCCCTCGGTCGCCGCCGGCTCGGCGCGCTGCTCTTCGACGGCCGGCGACACCGCGATCACGGGTAGGGGCACATCGAGCGACTCCTGGACCTTGGGCGATTTCAGGACGACCGCTTCGGGTGTCACGGGCGCGCCATCCGGCGGCTCGAACGTTAGCACGAGGGAGTTAATGACGCCGGCGACGGCCGACAGGATCGAGTCGTACAGCGAAGTGGCGGCCATGACGTTGCGCACCCCGTTCGTTCAACGTTCCTGCACGGCGTGGATCAGGTAACGCGACTGCAGCGTGCCTTCGTCAACGTCGAGCACCGACCAGCGGATGCCGGCCGCGTCTTGAATGACATCATTGACCTTCGGCGGCGGCCCTTGGCCGAGGTCGGCGGCCCAGATGTGCCAGCGCGCCTTGATGCGGACGAGAGTGGCGCCGTCGACCTGGATCTCTTCACGCGCGACGTCACGGCGAAGTGCGCTTTCGCAAATCGCGCCCTCGTCGAAGGTGCTGTTCCCGGTGCGGCGGTAAAAGGTCACGGCTTCGAGGTTGTCGACGACCGCGAAGTCGTCCGACGGGTCGATTAAACCGGCCACACGCCACCCCCGCTGCCGCCGCCGCTGAGAGCTTGCGTCTGTCGCTCAAACGGTCCGCCCTCGACCTGAATGAGCTGATTGAGCTTCTCGAGCTTGTCGCTGAGCATCGAGAAGTAACTCTCCCAGCTCACGCTTTGTCCGTCGATGGAGTACGTGGGCTTGGGATCGGCCGTGATCTGCGCCAGAATTGCGGCCACGTTGGCCTTAGCCGTGTTGAGGTCGTCGATAACGGCCATCTGTCACTCCGCGTTGAAATGCAAAAGGCAGAACGCAGAAAGAAAGGCGGTTAATCTGCATTCTGCCTTTTGCATTTAGAGTTATTCGCCGACCGGTTGGATGACGGGCACGTGCTCGCTCTGCACAATGCCCCATTTCGACCTGAACTTGTCCCAGGCTTCGGCCTCGTCGGCGGCCTCGACCACGGTCGGCGGTACGTAGGGAATGGTGACGGTCCAGGAACGACTTCGCGTGCGTGCAGCGCCGCCGTTGTCTGCCGTGGCGACAGAGGTGCTGCCGGGCGAGGTCGGATTGCCCGCGGCCGTGACGGCCGAAGGTTTCGGTTTGCTTGGCATGGTAACCTCGCGTTAGGTGTTCGTGAGTTTGAAGACGTAGCGCGGGTCCAGAACGGCCGGTGTGCCCCGCTCGCTCGCCTTGTAGCGCACGACCAGGTCCTGTTCGAATTCCTTGATGGAATTCGCCGGCTCCTGGACGACGGTGATGGGCCAGTTCTCCATGTACGCGAAGGCGCGCTTGAAGTCGCCGATGTACCAGTACTCGTTGGACTGCGTCGCGCTCAGGCCGCTGTTGACCAAAAGTTGGTAGGCGATCGGGGAAGTGAGGACCTGCAGCGGCCCGACGGGATTCGGCGCGATCATCTGCACGTTGCCGTCCGGCTCGGACGCTGTCGCCGCGAAGCCGGGGTAGGTCGACCGGTATTCGGTCGCGGCAGCCAGGCGCTTGGCGTGGAATAGTCGCGCCGGCATCACGAGCAATTGTTTCATCTCGATATTGTCGAGCGGGTTGCCCGTGTCCGGGTCGAGAATCTGGCTGGCGAGAGTGATGGCCGACTGGATGGAGGTGTAATCCACCAGCGGCGTCGACGCCTGGGTGTTGGCATAAGCCGGCGGCGTTTGCGGGGCGGCCAGGTAGGTGTTGTAAGTCGTGCCGTTCAGCGAGTAACTGTTAACCAGGCCGAGCACGACGTTGAGGACGCGCTTTTCCTTGTTGTAACCGAGCTTGAATCCGGTCTCGCCGGCCGCCCGCAGTGCCTGGCCGGTGCGGTCGAAAAAGATCATCTCCTTGGTGACCGACACGATCAGGCCGTATTTCGTGGTCGATGGCGTGGTGACGTAGCGTTCGCCGAAGTTCGCCTCCGGGTAAGGCATGCCGGGATGGATCGCCTGGCCCTCACTGAGCACGTGGGACAGCCAGGGCATCTTTTCCCCGTCGAGCGTGGTCGGTATGCGTTCGGTGACTTGTTCGCTGACGAGGGTGGCGTTCTTCCATCCCTCCAGGATGCGGTTGTAGAAGATCTGGCCGGTGATGTTCGAGAAGGCGGTGACGTCCACGCCCTCGCCGGCCTCGAGCAGGTCGACCGTGCCGTAGCGGGCGGTGCTGGCGGGGTTCAGCCGCCGTACCCAGTTTTCGCCGCAGAAAGCTTCGGCGAGTTCCCGAAGGCTGAAGTCGGTTGGCTTGAACTCCCCGGTCTTGATCCCTTCGGAAAGCAGGTGAACACACTCGGCCGGGCCGAGCGATTCGTAGAGTTGGCGAAGGTTTTGCCCGAGCATGCGCGTATTAGTGGTCGGTGGCCGGCGGTCGGCGCCTCCCGGAACCGCGCAGCGGCTCGGGTCGGGGCTGAGCGACCGGTACGTTCCACTCTCCTTGGATAGAGGTGGGTCCCCGCCCCGGCCAAGAGAAGTGAAGACCGGGACGGGAACGGGAAGGTAGGGAGGATGGCCGGCGGAAGTGATGCCGCGTCAGGAGTGCTGCCGGCCGACGGGACCGCGGTGATCGCGCTAATTGTTAGTTGTCGGGAATCCTGATTGATTTCACTAACAACTAACAACTGATAACAACTACTTCTCAGTTGTATCCCAGATCGAACTTGGCCGCGATGATCTCGACGAGCACGGTGCTGGCGCTGGTAACAGCGCGCGCGACCCGGCCAATGGCCTGATTCTTGGCGGAAACCGCAGCGACCTGCTGCGGCAAAATAGCGTTGCCGGCCGCCTTGTCGGGGCCGACGAGGTCGCCGGCGTTGAAGCTGGAGTTGGCCGCGCAGGCGAACTCGAAGACGCCGCTCGTGTCGATGCGCAGCAATCCGTCCTTGATGCCGTAGGCCTGCAGATTGGTTCCGTCCCAGCGCTGCGCCGAGACGCCGGCGAAAACCGGCGCGAAGTTCTGCTGCGTGGTTGCCAGGTTTGTCGTCCAGGTGAAGGCGTCGGCCGCCTTGACCTTGTAGCCGTCGGAGCTGTCGATCCAGCACAGGTCGCCGATGGAGATCGGGAAGGCGCCCCCGCCGGTGGTTTGGTCAAAAGCAATTTGTACCGGGTTGGTATCGCCGTAGCGGTAGCGGAACGTGTCGTTACCGAGACTCATGGTTCAGGCCCCCCTTCGGAGGTGATTGGCAAATTCCTTGACGTCCATACGAGTTCCAGCGCCGGGCGAGGCGCTGCGGGGCACGCGCACGCCGGCCAGGCGGCGCCGGTCCTCGATCAGAGCCAACATGGCCTGCTCGTCCGGGGCGTGCAGCAACTGATCGACGAACAAGCGGCTCACCACGGCCGGCGGCAGGCTGGCTCGGCGGCAGAGTTGTCGGGCCCTGGCCCGTCGCCCGCGCAGACGCTCGCGGACTTGCATCCGGTCAAAGCGCTCGGCCAGGCGGCGAACGTCCGGGTCGCGGTGGGTGCGGAAGACGCGAGCCCACTCCACTGACTCATCCTTTTCATCAGGCGTTTCGTCGCCGTCGGTCTCTTCATCGCCCTCGTCGTCGGCCGGGCCGTCGTCATCCAGTTCGGCCGTCTCGTCGCCCTCTTCGTCTTCGGGCGGCGCCTCCGCGGGTTCGTCCATCAACTGCAGGGCCTTGAGGATCTTCTTCCGCTTGGCCTTCAAATCGAGAGAGTCGTCGTGAAGCACCGCGACGATCAGGTGGCCGATTTTGGCCTCGTACCCGTCGCCGTTGCCCTCGTCTTTCTCGAGGTCGCTGTCGTTGTCGAGTTCGGATTGCATGACGTCCTCGCAATACGCTGATGGGGATCGTGATTTTGCGGTCCGGCCTTGCCGCCGATTGCCCGCTCTGTCTATCCGATGGTGAGTTCCGGTTACCCGTTGTCACGCACCACCGATCGGGCATCTCAGCCATTGTTTCTTGCGGGACCGTTGTAACAGCGTCGGGACGTGATGAGACACTCTCGCGGGAAAATCTTTCGAGACGACGTGCATGGCCGCAGGTCAGGGAGGCGATTGCGGAATTTCGCCGAATCCTTGGCGCCGATTATTCGTCAAGATCGTGGAGCACGAAGCCCGAGCCAGTGGCCGCCGTGGCGAAGAGGTGGGACCGCAGGGGTTCCAGGACCTGCGCCGCTGGCGTGCCACGGAGCCATCGGAGCAGTGCCTCGGCCGCGAGGTTGAAGTCAGTGACGTGGGCCGTCAGGGTGAGCTTCTCCGATTCGGCCAGGCGTACTTCCCAGTGTTTCCCGGCGCAGCCGCGGTACAGAATTTCGCCCACCCGTCGTCCGTTATCGGCGCCGAAGTTGCCGCCACGAAACTCGTAGGGCCGATAGCCGTCACGGTAAGCCGTTTCCAGGAATCGGACTTCGCTGCGGTCCTGCGGCGACTGTTGCTCCGCGGGCGCGACTTCATAGGGCCAGTAATGGTTTTCGGATTCGTTCACAACTAATCTCCAAGACGTGTTGCCTGGACGTCCCAAGTCGTGCTCTTGGGACGCGGTATGAGTTGAACACGCCATTTCCATCCGAGCCGTTGGCCGGGCCGTCGACGCTATGGCAGTAGTGAAGGAGGTCGATCGTGGCGAGGGTCTCTTCGTCGGGGTTGGAGCAGCGCGGACTTCGGCGAATGGGCACACTTGAAAACCCGGATACGGGGGAAGAGCTCGCCGGAACCATCGGTTACCCAGAGGGAGTAATAGAGATTCGGGGCCGCGATACTTAATGTGCCCGGTGATGAATTCTTAATGCGCACAGATACGGACGTCGGGGTAGGGCCGCTGTGGAGCGTCATTTCCAATTCGTCCATCGGCAGTCTCCTTGTGTTTCGCTTCAGGCAGAGTGGGTTTGCCGCCTTTCTCTTTCCATTTGAGGCAGTAGGAGCGGACTCATAGCGTAAATCGTGTCCCCATAGAATCGTTAGTACACTCTCTCAAATCGAGTGCTATCGCTAACGTCGAAGACCTTTATCGGCCCGCCCCGGGGTCTTGGATTTCGCTTCGTTTCCTCAAGACGCTCCTCATAAGAGGGAACCTTGAGGAACGCCTCTCCTTCCACAAATTGCTCATGGCGCACCCCGTGGTCGTCGGTCACCTCAAATCGGATACGCACCAGGCAACTGCCCTGAACATCGTGGCAGTAATTGAAGAGATCAATTATTATGTCCAGCGCCTCTTTTGGTTCGAGCCGCGCCGATTTGACAGTATGATTGTACCTGACGGACCGAACACGAGTATGTGGAATGCCGTTAGGGTCACCAATCCAGACCGATTGAAACGGATTCGGAGCGGCAACGGTCAGAGGGCCGGACGACGAATTCTTCATCCGCACCGATACAGAAGTCTGAGTGGGCCCGGGATAGAGCCTCATTTCCAGTCCGTCCATTAATAATCTCCCTGTGCAAGAGGCAATCGCAAGAGGGATGAGGGATGTCATTTATCGATTAGGGCGGGTCGCCACCCTTTTGCTTCCACTTGAGGAGGTACGAGCGGACTTCGGGGTCGGCCTTCCGCGCGAGGTCGGAGAACGGTGAGGTCAGTAGGGAAAGGCCATGTGTCTTGTCTACCATCTGGTTCGGTCCAAGCTTCAGAGTTCGTGCCACGTCCCCCTCCGTGACCTCGTGAATCAGGATGGCCTGTACGCGCGACTTAAGAGGAAGTTTTGCAAGCTCGGGACTTCCCGATTCTGCCGGAAACAGGATACCCTTATCGAGTAGTATTCGGCCACCGCCAGAGTGACTTTCATGGACCGTGCCAAAGTGCACTTGACCATCGACTTGATGCTCGAGGAAGTCAATTCTCCACGTCCCCACATCGCTCTTGCCGGCAGCCCTTGCCGCGTCGCTCGTGGAAACGCCGAGTTCATGCGCGACCTGGTTGGCAAAGCCTTGCACCTGCCGTTCTAGCTGCTCCCAATCGTTAACGCCAGCGCTCGTGGGCGGTATCCGCGGCGACGCGGCGCCGCGCATCGGCACAGGGTTGGGGCCGGGCTTGCGCCGCAAGAATCGTCGAAAGGCCGGGGCGTCGACGGCGCGGCCGCGGAGTAGGCCGACGAGAGTGGGGATGAACGGCACCACGGCCCCGGCGGCAGGGCCGTGCTTTTCGGCGACCGCGTCGGCCGCTTGGGCGAAGACAATGCTGGTGAAAATCTCCCAAGCGGACCGGGCGACAAAGCCGGCAAAGGTGCCGCCGGTGCGGAGTAGTGCGCCGGCCGGCACCAACACCTGCAGGTCACTATTGGCCGCCTGCGCGCCGCCGCGCTCGCCTGGCAGCGAGCCGAGCTTCTGGGCGGGCGTGGTACCGTAGAGTTGGTACCAGGCCATGGCCTCGTCGTCGCCGTGCGGTGGCTGGAAGGCACGTTCCGGACGGACGGCGTGCAGTGCATCGGGTCCGCCGCCGATCCAGCCGATGCCGCGGAGTAGCGCCTGGCGGAGTTGCAGGCGGCGCAGGGCCGCAGTAGCGGCGAAATCGACCCGGGGCTTGCCGTCGGGCCCAGCCGTCAGCATCGGAGCGAAGTAGCGGTATTCCTTCTTGTAGAGCCATGGCGCCGCCTGGCGACGCTGCTCGGCACTGAGTTGGGGACTGGTCTTCTCAAACTCGCCGCGCCGGCGGGCAATCTCCGCTTCCAGTTCACGGGCCAGCTCGGGGTCGTTGCGAAGTTCGGCCTGAAGTGCCGCCTGGCGGTCGGCCTCTTCCTGCCAGCGTTCGGCGTTGTCCTGGTAGTACTTGTAGAGTTGCTCGCGTTGCTCGGGGGTCAGAGAGTCGAGCAGGAGGCCGACCAGCTTCGGGTCGACGGCCCCGCCGTCCTGGCCGACATCGTCGGCCAATTGTCGGACGAATTGGTTGAGCCGCTCGGCCTTTTCGCGCGCGCTGAGCCGGCAGTTGGCGTTGTGGTTGTCGGGGTCGTAGCCGATGTCGGTGCCAACAAACGGTCCGCTCTTGTGCGGCACACATTGTTCGAGCAGGCGCTGGACCTGTTCGGCGAACGGGTCGCGGCCAGGCGCGGGCGGTTGTTCGAGTTCTTTCTCGCGTTCGATCTGTCGCCGCTCGCGGGCTTGGTCCAGCCCCTCCCACTTGGACCAAGTCGCCTTGGACAGCACGCCGGCCTTGTGCAGTGCCGCGGCTCGCGCGGTCTCCTTGTCCCGGTCGCGGGCCACGGGCGAGGGCGGCTCGACGTGCAGCGCCACGCGCCGAAACACGTCGCGTGGCAGCTTTCCCCAGCGGACGGCACATTCGAGCACGCGCCAGAGCGCGCCACAGCGGCGTGGTCCGCCGTAGCGACCGTCGCCGAAGGCGCGGGCGAGCTGGCGCTGCAGGCGCTGGAAGTGCTTGACGGCTGGCGCCTCCGCCACCAGGGTGCTGGCATAGTTGGCATTCTCGGCGTTGCTGGTGAGCATGTATTCGGGCAAGACGAGCCGTGCGGCCACGGCGCGGAGTTCGGCCTGCAAGACGGCGACGAGGGAGTCGGCGGGGACCTTGGCGGCGGGGAACTCGTAGTCGGTCTGCTCGGGGACGTCGAGGATGGTGCCGGGCAGGTAGCGCTGCAGGTAACGGGTGTTGCCGCTGACGGGGTCGCCGACGGCGATATCGGCCTGGCTTTGCTGCCAGCTCTGGACAGCGCTGGCCGGGTACTGCTTGTGCTTGCGGATGAGGGAGAAGGTGGCCTGGACCTGCGCCAGGGTGGACATGTTCTGCAGCAGCTTGTCGGCGCGAAGGAGATTGCGGCGCACCGGTATCAGTGTGGGGTAGCCGCGTTTGGCACAGCGGTCGACGTTGAGGCGGATGTGCACCACTTCGTCGGCGGGCACGCGGCTGGGCGACCAGCCGACAGAAGGTTCTTCGACGATCCAGAAGGCGAGGACGTCCTGGACGTCGTGTTCGGGGGTCTCGATGCCGAAGGAGAGGTGGGCGGACTGGTCGCCGGGACTCTTGACGTGCTCGGGTTCGACGGTGCGGACGGTGCACTGGCCATCGCGAGTGGGGAAGAAGCGGAGGAAGGCCTCGCCGTCGCGGTCGGCGCGGCGGAGGATTTCCTGTTCCAACTCGCCCCAGTCGGTGCGTTCCAGGAAGTCGTCGAGGATCGCCTGCGCCTGACGGCAAAGGCGCCAGGCCCCGGGGTCGTCATCCTGCGCGGGCAGGGCGCGGTAGCCGAAGCCGGTGCCGACGGTGTAGGAGACACGGTTGTCGAGGGCGTTGAGGGCGAAGGGGTTGAAGGTGGCGAGCCAGCGGGAATAGTCGCGGAGGATCTTGAGTCCGTACTCGGTGATGTAGACGGGGAGCAGTTCGCCCTTCTGGCGGTTGTCGAGGTTGAAGGGCAGGTTTTCGCCGGCGAGGGGGAAGAAGAAGTCGGGAGTGTCGAAGAGAGGTTCGGCGGGGTTAACGAAGTCGTCGTACCAGTTGTACGTCGTCTCCAGCGTGCGTTGGCGGACCAGCAATTCTTGCCGCTCCACCTGTTCACGGAGTTCCTGCAGGGACGGGACGTGGCCGTTGGCTTGCATGGCGGAATTCCGCGAGGTGCGACCGGGAGGGGGTCGCTGGGAAGTGCGAAGGGGACGGGCAAGAAGTGCTGGCGCGGCAGCTCGTATGAGTTGCCGACGGGAGGGAAATCAGCGGTCGATAGAGCGCCAGGGACGGGAGGTCACGACAGGCCCGAGCTTCGGGCGGCGCGGGCGGTGTCCAGAATGGCCCGGCCCCACTCCTGTTCGAAGCGTTCGAAGAACTCAAGGGCCTTTTGCCGCAGCCGCAGGTCGGAAGAGTCGGCCTCGGGCGTGTGGGCGCCGAGGACCCTTCGGGCCTCGTCGGCCGGTGAAAACACGGCCTGCGGCGGCGTCCGAAGGTGCGGGTCGAGCGGGTATACCGTATTGGGCCCGGCGCCGCCCGCGCCGGCTTGGGGGGTAAAGAAACCGCGGAGCCACTGGCCGGCAGCCTCCGCGCGGGCGCGGAAATCGCGGAGGACCGAGCCCCAGGCGCCGGCGGCGACGGAGGCGAAGTCGACGCCGGAGGGCACGGACGGCTGACCGGAGGAGTTCCCGGGTCGCGGCGGCGCGGGTGTGTCGATTGCCGGTCGCGTCGGGTTGGCCGGGCCGGCCGTGGCCGGTTGACCGCCGCCGGTGCCCGAGCTCGGCCCGATGGGAGGCGCGGCGAACGGCCGCGCCGTCCGGTGGACCAGCGGTTTCGAGCCGGCGGCGTGACGTTCGACCCCGTGATGGCGCGGAGTGCCTCCGCGTGAACCGCTGGCGGGCTGCCCGCCCGTGGCCGCGGCCAGGCGTTCGCGGAACACGGTGCCCCGGTGGAACAACGCGGCTACGGGCAAGCCCTCTCGATGCAGCCGTTGGTGACGACCCGTGTCGTAGCGAGCGATTTGTGGCGTCGCTGGCGTGGCCGCGGTCCACGGGGACTGGCGTTGCCCTGCCTGCGGGGCCGGAGAGGCGGCGTCCGCCGCCGAATTCCGTCCCGAGTCGGAGTCGATCCGCTGTAGGAGCTGTTCGTCGAAATCGTACATGGTTGTTGCCTCGTACTTGGCAGTCGGTGCCGGTCGGTGAGGGATGTGGCGCGACCAGGCTAGAACAGCCCGGGCCCGGCCGGCCCAACGCGCGCCAGATAATTCCGTAGGTCGCGGACAGTGAAGCCTGTGGCGGTGACGGTCGTGACGAGCTTGATGTGCAGCTCACGTCTAGGCCGGAGTCGCTACTTACCCGTGATTTGCTGTGCGATTACTGAGGTTTAAACGGCGGCGGTGGCCCTTCGCGAATATCCTCCCATCAGTTGCGCAGCCGCGTGATGATGCGCTTCGGGGACCACTTGCTGCCGTCGCCGGGCCATCCCCGCTCGGTCACCCGGCCGGCCTTGTCAAAGGCGACAACGATGCCCCCGTTGTCGTCCGTCCAAGTTTCACCCTCCTTACGGGTGCCTCCTGGCAGGTGCATTGGGCGGAGTCAAATATCGGCGCGTGTTCCTTGCCCGCAAGATTGCGATCTTCGCGCCTCGTGACCGCTAATAGCGGACATTGATCTCTGGACGGGCTTCGCGAAAGGCCTCGAGCTTCGTTTTGGTAATCTGTGTTTCGTAGAGGACCATACCGCGATCGGTAACCTGATAGTTGAAGCTAAGACGGAGGTGCTTTAGTTTTGTGTGCGTGCCGAGTCTTTCGATCCCACGGTCGGTAACAGCCGTGTGGACCAGACTAACCGACTCCAATTCGGGCAGGCCAGAGAGGTATTCGATGTACCGATCATCGACACCGAAACCCGTGAGGTCGAGCTCGCGGAGGGATCGAAGGGTTTGAATCGGCGCATACCGGCTGGTCCGATCCCCACCCGCACCGTCGTCGATAATGCGGGCGCTCACCGGAGGTCTGCCAGGGAGTGCGTCGTCTGTCGTGATGTGGACGCCGATTGATCGGAGCGCGGAGATCGTCTCTGCTTCACCGGCCCGCACCTTCGGCGCCGTGATCGAGAGGGCCAATGACGGAAGCACAGCGAGTACCGTGTAAGCGCGGACGAGCCGAAACATTGACCATTCCTTTCGCGATGCACCGGCATGGCCAGAGTCGAGAAACGCACTGACTACTCGTCTGACCGGCTGAGCGGCAGTCCGTTGCCGGGCTGAGTCCAGGACTGATACTTACGTTCGCGCCACTTTGCGAACATGCCCTGGTCCTTGCTATTGGTTTCCTTTTGGAATAATTCCCACATTCGGCTCGCGGCGCATGTCGATCCCGGCAATGTTCGCGGCCTTTTCGACCACGCTTTGCGCCTGTTTTTTTAATGGCCCTTCGAGATGCACCTCCCATGTGTGGAAGGTGGTCGTTCGCGGCCCCATGGCGAGAACGACGCGGCCCTTGGGCAACTTGGTGACGGCGGCGCTTTCGCCCGAGTGTAGGCGATGCCGAAGAGGCGGAGGAGTGCCTCGCCCATATAGCCGGCGGCCTTGCCATTCTCTCCCTGGATGACAGCATAGCCCGCCTGGCCCGTGCGGGCCACGGCAATCGCGCCGTCGATGGCTTGGAAACGGACCAGTGCCTGATTGGCCCGTAGGGCAGCCTGGCCGGCCTTTAGCGCTCGCCCCGCCTTCCAGGCGGCCCAGATACCGCCGAGCGTGGCGTCGACCGCGCGAAATCCTAATGGTTGATTTGCACGCTCGGGCGAACCTTGCGAAAGGCGTCGAGACGGGTTTTCGTAATCCGCCTTTCATCGATCGTCAATTCGCGCAGCTTCGGCAGCGCACCGATAGTCTGCAGGGCCGAATCGGTGACCTTGCACTCTTCCAGCGTCAGCTTCTGTAGCGCGGGGTGGCCTCCGATGGCCGTGATACCCTCGTCCGTGACGGAGGACCAAGAAATGTCCAGCGCGCGCAGCTTAGGCATTCCTTGCACCGAGATAAGTCCCGGCCCCGTGAGGCCCGGCACGTCGGTAAGGGTAAGCTCTTCCAGGTTCGTCAGCGTTTTCAGGTATTCCACGCCACGATCGGAGACCTTCGGACAAAATGCTATGGTGAGCCGCCGGAGCTTCTTCAGATGACTCAATCGTTCGAGGCTACGGTCTGTGATCCTGGTGTCCACTAGTTCGATGGTTTCCAAATTTGGCAGACTGGACAGGTGCTGCAGATACGTGTCGTCAATGCGAGCACCCGTCAGCATCGCCTCGCGCACTGATGGCAGCTGACGAATCAGAGCGAAGTCATCTACTGATACCTCATCAAACGGACTGATGAATGATTCTATGGCAATTGCCGGCTTGACCCATTCATAGTCTCCGCACCAAACTTTGACACCTCGTCTCTCCAAGGCATAAATCGTACGCCGCTGTGGTGTCACGCCGTCGAAACGCGCGGCATGTCCGTGGAGCGGTGCAAGACAGAGCGCCACGACGGGCAACCATACGCTCCTACTCAAAAAGTCCTCTCCTGTGATCAACCTTGACGTTCGGATGTGCCTTTCGGAAGGCGTTTGCACAGGCTGTCGTGACAACGGTCTCCTCAACGTCCAAATCCCGAAGATTGACCATCGTCGCCAAGCCATCCATTGCCTTATCGCTGAACATGGTACAGCGAAGTATCACGCTCTCCAAGGCGGGGTGCGGTCCGAGCGCCGGCACGCCGTCATCCGTGACGGAAGTCCGACTCAAGTCGAGATGCCGAAGCTTTGTCATGCGCCGAACAGCTATCAAGCCGGCACCGCTTATCTTGGGACAGTCGGAAATCACCAATTCCTCCAGATTCACGAGCTTTCCCAAATGCCGGATGCCGCGGTCGGTAATCTTTGTATTTAAGGTTAGGCTGAGATTCCTAAGACTCGTAATCTTTGAAAGGCATCGCAGGCCTTCGTCTCCTACAAACGTGTAACCCAAGTCCACACACTCTAATTGGGGCAAGTCTGTCAGATACCCGAGAAGCGCATCGTTGACGCCCCATCCGCCGATGTAAACCGCTTTCAGCGACCTTAGCCGCCGAAGGGGTGCAAAGGCTTTGACCTTGCCCTCGTCAGTATTCTTGAATGCCAGCGAGGCGTTAAGCGATAACTTCTCGGGGCACTTCTTGTCGGCGGTGATCTGCACGCCGAGAGATCGCAGGGACGCGACGGCGCTTTCCTCGTCGGTGGCGCCCAAGCCTCTCGCCGCTGAAAAAGCCATTGATGTCAAGAGAACTGCCGAGGCGGCGACCCATGCCAACGTGCGCATGTCGAACTCCGTGGCGAGGCGTTCCTGCGGCTAGCGAGAATAGTGGGCTGGGTTTCATTTGTCGTGAGGAATGAGAGGAAACCCATTACCAGGTACAGTCCATTGCTGGTATTTTTCGGCCCGCCATCGCTTGAATCGGTCGTCGTTCTTGTCGTGGCCTGTCTCTCGCTTGAATTCCTTGAACATCCGATCGGCGGCGGCAATGCTGTTGTCCATTGAACTAAAGGCGGGCGCTTTGTCGCTGCCTGCCAGACTGCGGAAATTGAAGCCGCCGTAGTCAGGCGTAGTGGTCAGGGCGTCAAGGGTAATGGGCGGCGCGTTCGAAATCGGCTGGAACTTGCGAAAAGAATCGACGACGTTCGCCAAATCCTTGCCACCATTGCCGACCTTTCGGTTCAGCAGTTTTTCCAAGCGGTCAGTCAGTATCTGCACGTTTTTTTCGACCGTCGCGTCGTTCTTGGCGTTGTTCTTCTTGCAAAGCATGCTTTTAATCTTTTTCCGCGGTTCTTCCTGACCATCCCGGGCCAATTCGTCGAGGAACGTCCAGCCAAGATCGCGGCCGACAGCAAAGGCGGCGAGATTATCCGCGCGATAGACAGGCGGATCCTCAAAGTTACCGAATGCCGGCGCTTTGTAGTACGGCTCGACAGAGTAGCCGATGCGGGCGATTTCCTCAAGAGCGTCCTTGACCTTGGGTGCAGTTTTGACACCTAGGACGGGTTCCTTGTGGTTGTCGCCCTTCCACCAGTCTGCGAATCCTTTGGCCTCTGCGCCGATTGAAAGGGTCGGACCGTTGGGCCGGTCGATGGTGGGCACGAACATAAACGCGATGTTCCCGAGCTGTTTCTTCGCCATGGCGAGATCGCCGACTACGACTGTGTTGCTTCCCTTCGGTACTTGGTCGCTACCCCGGGGCGCGGAAGGCGCGCTGAAGTCGAGCCACTTGTACGACATTAGATCGGCGGCTTCATGCATAAATGCCAGTACGTCCGAGGGTGACCACACGGAATGTTCGGTGTCGCACCTGTGCTTCAGGTGCCGTATCGGATCCTCGGCGAACCATCGGGTAACGTTAGAGCCCGGGGCACACAGATGAGCTACTTCACATGGCCTCCGGATTCGGCAAACGCTGTTGGCGCCAGCCCCTCGATCAGCAGCCAGGGTAAAGTCGGTCTTGTCGGCCTCGGTCTCGGGACACATTGGCAAGGAAGAGGCCAAAATCGAAGTCTTCTTCCTCGACCATGGGGGTCATGTCTTCGCTGAGCGGCGGATCAATGACGGGGGCATCGTAGGTTATTTCAAGGACGGTCTTCGTCGCCGAGCGCACGCGGAGAATGCGGCGGTCGCCCGGGCTTAGAAGCTTGACGGTGTGATCGGACATGGCCAGGCGTTGACTTTGGGCCTGCAAGTGCAGAACGCCCGTAAGGCGAAAAAGAAGGAGAAGTTTGTCCCCCCGGGTAGTCAAAGTGCCCGCAAAACGTACCGGATGCACGGCCCGGCTCGGCCTTGAGTGAGAACGTCGTCATGTCCCCGGTTACCGGGTCGTATTCCGCCATTTGGTCAGAGATTGTAAATCGGTGAAGAATCATAATGGCGATTGAGCCGTTCAAGGTCAAAGTCCGGGACAGCCATACAAACAGGCCCGGGATGGACACGAGTTGTATCAGATGTCAGGGTCGAGTTTGGGTTCATACCCTGGCAGGAATTGATGATTATCTACTCCCCACCGTTCCCAGCGCTTGTCGTCGTACCCGAAGTCCTGCCCGGTGCGCTCCACCAGTCTCTGGTGTGCCTCTTCTTTGGGCAGGTAGTACAAGGACGTTGGTGGCAACTCTTGCCGGAGGTTTAGCAGGAACCAGTGAAATGGTGACGCTAGCACGAGAAGTCTCCTCTTCGGACGATAAACAGCAAAGGCATTGGAAGGCGCGCGACGCCTATTTGCTCAGGTGTTTGACCAGCTCTGAATGGAATCGTACGGTTTCCTCGGGCAAGGGCTTGCCGTAGGACTCCTTAAGAAGGTCAAACGCCCGCTTTTCAACGTCCATCTCGTAAGGGGCCTTTCCGGCCAGCTTCCTCATGGCCTCCAGGCCGTGTTTCTCGATATCTTGGTGGTGCATCAACTCGTGGAGTGCGACTAGTAGCTTGGTCGCCTGTTCCTTGTGGGTCAGCGAGCCCTTGTTCAGGACGAGGGCGAGCTTTCCGTCACTCATTTTTTCATAGACTGGGGTCGCCGCGTTGGGGGAATAACCAACTCGGACTCTGCGCGTGTCGATCCCGGCAATGTTCGCGGCCTTTTCGACCACGCTTTGCGCCTGTTTTTGTAATGGCCCTTCGAGGTGCACCTCCCATGTGTGGAAGGTGGTCGTTCGCGGCCCCATGGCGAGAACGACACGGCCCTTGGGCACCTTGGTGACGGCCGGCGCTTTCGCCCGAGTGTAGGCGATGCCGAAGAGGCGGAGGAGTGCCTCGCCCATATAGCCGGCGGCCTTGCCATCCTCTCCCTGGATGACAGCATAGCCCGCCTGGCCCGTGCGGGCCACGGCAATCGCGCCGTCGATGGCTTGGAAACGGACCAGTGCCTGATTGGCCCGTAGGGCAGCCTGGCCGGCCTTTAGCGCTCGCCCCGCCTTCCAGGCGGCCCAGATGCTGCCGAGCGTGGCGACATCACCGACGAAGGAGATCGTGGCATCGACGTAGTCCTTGCGGTCGAGGGCGTCGGCCGTGGCCCCTCCCGGGAGCATGTTGATTATGAGAATGGCCGAGTTCATCGCGGCGACGTTGGCCGCGGCCAGGCCGGTGTCTTGAGTCGCCTTGACGAGCCGCCGGGCCACGTCCGCGGTGTCGATGCCGGCCAGCGCGGTCTGGAGTTGTTGTGGCGTGGCGCCGGGCGGCAACCCGAAGGAGTACATGGCGGCCAGGCGCCACTGCCGGTCGCCCAGGGCTGCGGGGTTGACGTCGAGGGTGTAGACAAAGGCGCGGACGCCGGTGCCGTAGGGGGCGATGAGGACGCGGTAGGGCTGGTAGTCGTTGACTTCTCCGAAAGTGTGGACGAGGTGATGGTCCGCCAAGTCCTGCATCTTCTGGCGGGTGATCCATTGGAGATTGGAGTCGTCCTTGGACGGGTGTTCGACAACCGTTTGGTCGGCCGCGGGCTGGGCCGCCGGGCGGTCGCCTGCGGCTGGGTTGGCATCCCCATCCGGCCGTGGTTTCTCGGCCGGCACTTGCTGGCCGGCTTGTCGGGCGAGTTGACCGCTGCCGGCCGGTGCGAGTCGGCAATTGGCGTTATGCCGCTCCGGGTCGTAGCCGATGTTCGTGCCCTGGAAGCGGCCGCTCTTGTGCGGCTGACACTGTTCCAGCAGACGCTGCACAGTCTCGGTCAGTGGATCGCGGCCGGCCGCCGGTGGTTGTTCGAGTTGCTTCTCGCGTTCGATCTGTCGCCGCTCGCGGGCCGGGTCGAGCCCCTCCCACTTCGACCAGGTGGCCTTGGACAGCACGCCGGCCTTGTTCAACGACGCCGCGCGAGCGGTCTCCTTGTCCCGGTCGCGGGCGACCGGTGAGGGCGGCTCGACGTGCAGCGCCACCCGGCGGAAGACGTCCTTGGGAATTTTGCCCCAGCGGACGGCGCACTCAAGGACGCGCCACAGCGCGCCGCAGCGGCGTGGTCCGCCGTAGCGACCGTCGCCGAAGGCGCGGGCCAGTTGCCGCTGCAGGCGCTGGAAGTGCTTGACGGCCGGCGCCTCGGCCACCAGGGTGCTGGCGTAGTTGGCATTCTCGGCATTGCTGGTGAGCATGTACTCGGGCAAGACGAGGCGCGCCGCCACGGCGCGGAGTTCGGCCTGCAAGACGGCGACGAGGGAATCGGCGGGGACCTTGGCGGCGGGGAACTCGTAGTCGGTCTGGTCGGGGACGTCGAGGATGGTGCCGGGCAGGTAGCGCTGCAGGTAACGACTATTGCCGCTGACGGGGTCGCCGACGGCGAGGTCGGCCTGGCTTTGCTGCCAGCTCTGCACAGCGCTGGCGGGGTACTGTTTGTGTTTGCGGATAAGGGCGAAGGTGGCCTGGACCTGGGCCAGGGTGGACATGTTCTGGAGCAGCTTGTCGGCGCGGAGGAGGTTGCGCCGCACCGGTATCAGTGTGGGGTAGCCGCGTTTGGCGGAACGGTCGACGTTGAGGCGGATGTGCACCACTTCGTCGGCGGGCACGCGGCTGGGCGACCAGCCGACAGAAGGTTCTTCGACGATCCAGAAGGCGAGGACGTCCTGGACGTCGTGCTCGGGGGTCTCGACGCCGAAGGAGAAGTGGGCCGACTGGTCGCCGGGACTCTTGACGTGCTCGGGTTCCACCGTCCGCACCGTGCAATGGCCGTTGCCGGTGGGGAAGAAGCGGAGGAAGGCCTCGCCGTCGCGGTCGGCGCGGCGGAGGACTTCTTGCTCCAGCTCCCCCCAGTCGGTGCGTTCCAGGAAGTCGTCGATTACTCCCTGAACCTGCCGGCAGAGGCGCCACGCTTCCACATCGTCATCGCGAGTGGGTACGGCGCGGTAGCCGAAGCCGGTGCCGACGGTGTAGGAGACGCGGTTGTCGAGGGCGTTGAGAGCGAAGGGGTTGAAGGCGGCGAGCCAGCGGGAATAGTCACGGAGAATCTTGAGTCCGTACTCGGTGATGTAAACCGGAAGCAACTCGCCTTTTTGGCGGTTGTCCAAATTAAACGGCAGATTTTCGCCGGCGAGGGGGAAGAAGAAGTCGGGAGTGTCGAAGAGGGGTTCGGCGGGATTGACGTAGTCGTCGTACCAGTTGTACGCCGTCTCCAACGTGCGTTTGCGGACCAGCAATTCTTGCCGCTCCACCTGTTCGCGGAGTTCCTGCAGGGACGGTTCTTGTTTGTCGGACATGCGGAACCTCTTCTTCGGTCGCTCGCTTCGCTCGCTGGAGCGCGAAGCGCAGAGCGCGAGGCGCGCAACGCGCGGGGATAGAGTTGTTGCATTCGGCGCTTCGCGCTCTGCACTTCGCGCCCCAGCGAAGCGGAGCGCAGCGACATCATTTGGCTGCGATGGTGGCGGTGATGGTCGCCGCGGCGGAGGAGAGGAGGCGCAGGTAGCGGGCGGCCGTGGTGGCGTCGATGTGGAAGTCGCCGGCGCCGGCGAGCGTGACGGACGGGCCGGCATAGAAATTGGTGCCATCGAGGCTGTACTGGAGCGTGAGCGTGGTCGCCGCGCCGGCGTTGCCGAAGGCCGAAACGTACGGACAGCTCCACGCGTCCACTACCGCCGACGTGCCGTTGGCACCGACCGCGGCTGCGCTCCAGGCGTTGCCCTGAACTCCGATGGGGGAAACATTGCGTCCGGATGACATGATTTCCTCGCAGGAAAGGTGGACAGTGGAGGGAAAAGCAGAAACCAGAAAGCAGAAAACCACCTCTCACGTCTTTGTTTCTGGTTTCTAGTTTCTGCTTTCTGCTTTCAAAGGATTTTCACGTGGCCGGCGATGCGTTCGCGGGCCGGGATGACGTTGGCGAAGGCGAGCAAGGTGGCGTCGGCGTTGTCGGGCGAGCGCTTGAGGCGCTGTTTCGTCGCTTGCTTGCTCTCGACCTCGCGGCGGCCGCGGACGTCGAGGGTGTAAGTTGGTGCTGTCAGCTCGCGGCGCAGGGCGGCGAGCACGGCCGGCGGCAGGCGTGCAAAGCTGATGTTGCCGCGGGCCGCTTCCTCGGCCAGGCTAAACCACAGGGCCGAGCGCAGGTTCGGGTACTCGTCCGGGTCCCGGGCCGCGCGCGCGACGTTCACGCCGATCGAATAGCAGCGTTTCTTCCGCAACATGTCCGTGACGCCGCCACCGACGCCGACGTCGTCCACCGCCACCGGCACGCGTCGCGGGTCCACGCCCGCTCGCGCGGCGTACTCGAAGACCAGCTCGTGTACGCGGTCCACCGTTTGATCCACGCTCCAGCCGTTTGCCGATTCGTGGTGCAGCGACACGCCGCCCCTACGGACGTGGATGGCGGTGAAGTCGTCGCCGAAGCGGGCGACGTCGCAGCCGATCTGCAACAGGCCGTTCTCCGGCAGCACGCGTTGCACCGCCTGGTCGAAGACCGATTCGGGCCAAACGGCGTTGAAGCCGGCCGTCGGCCGGACGCCGAGCAGACGGGCGCGGGCGACCGGTCCCGGCAAGTACCAGCGGTCGCCCAGGCGCACGGCCCCCGGAGTGTCCGGCGACGGGTCGGGCGCGGACCATTGCTCCAACATCTCGCGGAGCCGGCCGAGGCGGACGGCCGACGCGTACGGCGGCTTTTCGCCGCGCAACTCGGCTTTGATGTTCGGGTGATCCAGGGCCGACATGGTGACCAGGTGATAGCGGCCGCTGCGCTCGGCGTCGGCAGTCGGGCCGCTTTGGGACGTGGGGTTGTACAGGGCCAGGAAGGCGAAGCGCTGGCCGCCGAGCATTGCCTCGGCTGCCTCCCAGAAAATGGGGGCGACACCCTCGGCTTCGTCGAACACGATGAACACCGCCTCGGAATGCTGCCCCTGGAAGCGGTCGCCGTCGCGGGCGGTGAAGCCGTGGGCGAAGTGATAGGCGGATGTTTCCATGCGGCAGACTTTCGGGCCGGGGAAGACAGTCTTGCGAACGAGCGATCCCTTTCGCGTCCGCAACGTCCGCACTTCTTTCCAGAGGATGTCCTTGACCTGCCGATCGGTGGGGGCAGTGGTCAGGCAGACGCCCGGGTCGAAGCAGTCGAACCACCAGTTGACCATGCAGGCGGCGAGAAACGACTTGCCGACATTGTGCCCCGCCCGGACCAACACCTTGTACGGCGGCTTGACCAACAAGCGGGCGATTTGCTCCTGGGCGGGTGTGAGTTGGACCTTGAGGCGCTTGCTGCAATACTCGGCAGGCTTGCGGCCGTAGTCGACCGCGACGGGCTTCGCCTTGCGCGTCGATTTCGCCTTCGGTTTGGGAAATTTTCCCCTTCCAGCGGGCCTTGCCAC